GTCGCTAATTGGTGGTCGATGCTCTTGCACATCTCCCTCCAATGTTATATGTGGTACCTGAGAGCGACTTTGTGGGAGGATGATTGGTTGACTCTATTTTCGACCGGATTGTGGTGTTTTAGTGTCCACATGTTTATATGTTGGAAATGGGGAGCAATATTGCGTGATTCTATTGTCAACGCCCGATGGAGACTAGTCGGAAGATTAGTTCGTTCGTATTATGCATCTGACGATCGAGCTGAATTTGACAGATCTGCAAAGAGAGGGTCTGATCTTATTCAGGTGTATCAGTTGTGTTTGGAGGAGGCGTACGGCGGGGTCTATCACTACTACCGGAACATCAAGCAGATCAACAAAAGGTTCGGACACTGGTACAACCCATTCTTGGGGTGGTATGAAGGTGTGAAGAAGTCCAAGTTGATGTATAATGCTGTGAAGGGCCGATTAGCGAAGATCCACGTGTCTGACTCACTGTTAGCAATGTCCCTTAATAGGAAGACGTTGGGAGCGCCCGATCTTGAGACGGCGCTCGACAGGGTGAACAGACTGATGATGGATGACCAAGGCAGTACAGAATGCTTTGATAGATTGGCCCGAACAGGCAGGTCAGTGTATACTGACACCGCCCTAGTGGCCCGATCTATCATCACGGAGAAATTTATCCAATCGGGTTTTCATTGAGTCGGAATCCCAGCAAGGTGTTTCTCTACGGTTACAGAACTAATGAGGTCCCACTGGCGCAGTTGGATCTTTCCGTTGGGATCAAGGAGAACTTCAAACTGCTTGCAGTGAGGTTCGACAATCATCTCAACAGGAGGACCCCACGGTCAGTCTCATTACCATTCTGTTTCCTTGGAGCGACACCACCCAGATGCTGTGAGGAAGACGCAATGTCCCAGATTGAAGGTGCTAGCAAGAGATTCGCTGGAAATACGCCCCAGTTGAATAGATGCTTAAAGCGTGCGTATATTAGATTTGTTCAGCTCTGGCTTCGTAAAAATGTGAAACGATTGACACCAGACGACATACCATCATTCGAGGAGTGGATAGACTCGTGCCCATATTCGGCAGGGAGGAAGAAGCAACTCACAGAACGGTGGAATGGCGCGTCAAGAAGAATCACACGGAAAGTCGCCAGAAGGGTCAATTCTTTTATTAAAGATGAGACCTATCCAGAATGGAAGTTTCCACGATGGATAAATTCGAGGTGCGATGTTGCCAAATGTTATTTTGGCCCTGTCGTCGCTGCTGTATCGTCTAAGATAATGGAGTTAGATTGGTTCATCAAAACTGTCCCAGTCCCTGATCGGCCCGTGGTCATTAGGGACACATTACAGCGAGGTGGATCCGACTACGTTTTCACAGATTATACTTCTTTCGAAGCTCATTTTGTCCGAGAGGTGATGGTCATGACACAATTTCAATTGTTTAGGTACATGCTCCGAGATTGCGGGGCGGAATATCAGAGATGGTTGGAGATGTATGAGACCACCATGGGTGGCGTGAACGAACTCAACACGAAGTTGTTGAAGATAAGTCTCGTCGCTACACGAATGAGCGGAGAAATGGACACTAGTCTTTCGAATGGTTTTGCCAACTTGATGACATTTTTATTCCTGTGTCATCTCAACAACGCAACTCGTGTTGTTGGGTTTGTGGAGGGAGATGATGGAATCTTCAGGGTGGAACCTGCACATGCTGCACCAACAGCTGCGCAATTCAAGGATTTAGGGTGGTCAATTAAAATAGGCCATACTACTAGATTGTCCGAGGCGAGTTTTTGTGGACAGGTGTATGACATGGAGGATTTGGTCGTAGTGACCGACCCCGTTGAAATGTTATGCAGACTCGGGTGGAGTAATAAACGTTACGTCCATGCAAAGGAGAAGGTTCTAATGGAGCTTCTCCGTGCTCGTGCGTACTCACTAGTATATCAGTACAACGGGTGCCCAATGCTAGCCACATTGGGTTACCGACTGTTGGAACTGACTGCTGGTGTGTCCATTTCAGATTCCCTGATTGGGAATATGGATTGGTGGGAAAGACAGAAACTGCTCATGGCGGTGCAAGAAATTCCCACGCCCCTTCCTGTTGGGGCGAATACGCGCGCCCTGGTCGAGAGACTCTACGGAGTTTCTGTCGACTCGCAATTGAGGTTCGAAAAAGAGGTTGCCAATATGACTCTTGGACTTCATAAATTACCCTCATATATTGTCCCCCCAAAGGTCTGGTCGGAGTATTACGAACGATACTCGTGTGACGTCCGAACGGACGACCCGTGCTGGCTGTTAAAGGACCGGAGGTGGAGACTACACAATTTGGC